TCCAAAAAATTCTCCTGCTCTTGTGATGTCTCCCATTGAAAGCTCATCAATCAAAGAGTCAGGCTCACCTGCAAGCACTGCAATCACATTCATGATGTCATCCATTTTTGGATTGCTTGGCATCTGTCTGATGTGCTTTGCTCTTGGCTCATCAAGGAGCAGCTCCTTGACCTCACGCTCACCATACTTGAAAGGACTGTTTAGAGGGAGAATGAATTTTCCATCCTCATTTTTTTTCAGATCTTTGATGTTGAATTTTTTTGCCATGTTGCCCCCATTGCAAATAAGGCCACCCATGGCTGGATGGCCTTATTGGTTTTTATTTTATCGAATCTCCTCAGCTCTTTCTCCCTCAAATCGGGCCTCAATCTCTCCCTCCTCTGTGGTCACATTGCCATCATTGGCAAAGCTTGCACCAGAGAGTGAGATGATCTTGCCATTGGCAAGCTCAAGGATGATTGTTGCATCCTCAAGATCCAAAAGAGTCTCAAGAGAAAGATCTGCACTGTCAGTGATGGTCCCCTCAATAAAGGCCACCTGTGGTGTGACCTTGAATCCATGAAAGCCATCCATCCCAACAACAGACTCTTTTTTGTCTTTTCCAAGGTTATAGGTCCAAGAGCCTTTGGCCCGATATTGGAGGCCATTAGCTTTGACTAGAATTTTCCCACCAATTCTCATGACTCACCTCCTAAAGCAAAAATTTAAATTGAGTGCCAATGACTCTCAATTGGTTAATAAGATCAGGAGGCAATAAAAAGTCCAGCCTGTTGGGATCTGATTGATTCCTTTCAACAATAAGCTGCTCTTTGAATTGATCTGCTCCCTCAACAAGACCTGCAAACTCCCATTGCCTGAATTTTGCAATGGCCTCTGCTTTTCCAAGTCCTGGTGTCATGATTGGTTGCCCCTCTGAGAATCTTGTCCCATCATTGGCAAGCTTGTGTCTTGGATATTTTCCAAGCATATAATTGCGCCAATCATATCTCAGGTATGACAAAGTCAAGAGACTGTTGAGGTCCAGATAGGATGTGTCAGCAGCTCCTGCATTGTTTTTCTGATATGTGGTGATCACTCTTTCAAGAATGACTTTTCCAGCAACAATCTTGTCAGTGGCAATGCCATTGTAGAGTAGAGTGTTGCGATCCTCCAAAGGAAGCCTCTCAGACTCATCCTCTGCAAGCATCCCTGTCACCTCAAGATTCTGGAAAGGCCTTGCTGGATCAATCTCAGCAGCTCTTGCAATCAAGGCAACCTTTCTTGAGATCTGAGATGCTCCATGCTCTGGTCCACCTGCCCGATGGACAACAGTGAATTGAGAATTGAGTCCAGATCCAAAAGTCACAAGATTCCCAAGAGAGTCTTTCTTGTAGTAGTGGCAATATCCATCAATCTGTTGCAAAGGACCAAAGCGATCACCAAGCTCCTGCTCAATTGCAGCTCTTGTTGTCGAATCAACCCAAGGAGAGATCATCAGAATGTATTGCTCATCAGGCAGTCCAGCAATTGCTGTTGAAAGATCTGGCTGACCAGCACCTGCTGCCATTGCAACGATTGTGAAAGTCACACCTGCAGGAGTCTCATCATCAGATCCATAGTTGACTCTGATGTCAATGTCATTGCCTTGCACACCTTTATTCTTTGCAGTCAGGTCAACAAGATCAGCATTGCCTCCATTCACAGCAGCAGTCACAAGAGCATCTGCATCTGCTGTGATAGCTGCCACAAGTGCTGTTGCCATATCTGCCTCTGTGTCACCATTGGCCACTGCAAAAGCATAGCGTCTGCCAGCAATATATGCTGCAAAGACACCAGATCCAGATGCAGGTGTCAAAAATTCAAGAGAGCCAGCAGCGGCCACAGATGCAAGAGCATCGTCCAGTGGCACTGCATACAGCTCATTGACAGTGTTGACCTCTCTGAAAGCCTTGGCCATATGAGCAAGGAGTGATCCCTGTCCAAAAAGAGTGTCAGCGTTTAGTCCACTTGAATTGATCAAGTTGACCGATCCCTCTACTGCAGATCCTGCAGGTAACTTTGGCCCAAACATCAGCACCTTGTAAGGCTGTTGATTAGGTCCTTGCTGTGCTGCTGAGTTGTCAAACTCTGCATACAACCAAGGCACCCTCACATTGCTTGGGACACTATTGAATCCTATTGTCATGACTCAACCTCCATGCTTGTTGATTTTTCTTTTGTTTTTTTGCTTTTGGATGACTTGGCATTGTCTGCTTTGACCTCCTCAACATCTCCCTCTTTCATTCTCCTGATCCAATAAGATGACCGATGGACCATCTCCCCCTCCTCATTCAAGAATCTTTGGGACATTGGAAAAGGGACCTTGAGACCTTTCTTTGTTGGTCTCACCATGATCTTGCTCATTGGTTGTCTCCTGTCTCGAATTCACTTATCTCTTTGGCATCACTGTCTGTGCTGCCGTTAACATTATATTGAGTCTCCATTCTTTCAAAGTTTTTGAGAATCCCTGGCCTATCCTCATCAGTATAATACTCAAAGGCATAGGAGAGCTTTACTTTTCCAATTGGATTGGAGCCATTGCCCTGTGTCTCATACTCTGTGTTGATTAGATTGTAGTCATTGATCAACTTATCCTTTGAATTGCCATGAGTGAGATTGTAAAGATCATCAGATCCCTCCATGACATCCTCAACAAATTGAGCAAGATCATCAAGCTCATCTGCAAGCAGCTCATCATTGTCATGAGTTGATGTGATCTCAATCTCAAGTGTGAGATTCCTTTGATATGTCTTTGGGGACTCATTTTCCCTTTCTGATGATTCACTGAGAGTGTAGAGATTGATTGCTGGCAGCTCCTCTTGATCAGTGTCAATTGAGCGTTGTGAAAAGACACTCTCCCCAACACTGGGGATCTGAGCTTTCTTGAGGATCTCAACAACCTTGTGTCTAATCCTTTTTCTTTCTGACTGTCTGCTCATGTCTTTCCTTGTGCAGGATCAAGGATGCTCCACCTTGGCCATCCTCTCTCACATCTATGACTTGATAGGTGAGATTCCTGATTTTCACTTTGTCATACTTTCTCGGCCTGATCTCCAAAGAGTGCAGGTTGATCCCAAGCACTGGTTGCTCACTTGAGATCAGCTCCTCAGTGTCAGGATCAATGGCCTCATACTCGTTGTCAAAGATTCCTTTGATTGAATAGCGGCCACCTTTTTTGGGCAATAGGATGACAGTCTCTCCAAAAGTTTTTGTGGCAGTGCCAAGCAATCTGTCCACCCTGTCTCTAAAATCCACCATCCCATTCTCCAAAAAAGGGGAGCTGATTGAGGCCAGCTCCCACAACCTTAATTGTCTTAGCTATAAGACGGGCCAGGTCCACGCTCACCATTGACCATGACCTCAATTTTTGTGTCACCTGCTTGAGCAGCTTTCACAACAATCCCAAGCTCAAAGTCTTTGGCAACATCACCAGTCTTGACCACTTGGCTTGTGTCAGCATCATAACCAACAGACTCACCAATGGCATAGGCATTGCCATCTTTTGAGAATTCATGGACACCACTGGTGTCATACTCGTTTGACTCAGATGCAGATCTGCTGTTGGCAGCAACACCAACCAATCCAGATCCAAGATCATAAGGCTCACCACTCACAGATGCTGCTCCTGTTGAGACACTGAGAGTGTGACCGCTATACTTTCCATTTTTCATTTTTCAGCTCCTGTCTTTTGTTAGGGGAGGAGTGCTCCCCCAAAGTTTAAAATTTAATTAATTAGGCCCCTGGGTTTTTGTAAAAACCAACCCAATCAAGAGCTTTTGCTGCAAAATAATATTTCACTTTCATTTTCATGCAGTCAGACTCAAAGGCCATCTTGGTTGAGATCTCAGGCTGCTCATATCCTCTCATCTTAACAGTCTCAATCATTTCAGACTGTCCAGAGTCTCCGAAAATATACCAGGCAGTGGCCGAGACATCATCAAGTCTCACCTCAGAGATTAGTCTGAGTGACTTGAAAGGATTCACTTTGCCATCCTCAAGAGGAGCTGTTGCTCCCAAGAATTGCTCTGCCACAGTCTCAAGAGCTGCAGGCACAACCAAGTATGATGGTCTGATCTCAATCTTTGCACCATCCAATCCTTTTTGGAGTCTCATTGCTTGTCTTGCAGCTCCCACTGTTGTCACACTGATGGTAGCTCCTGCTCCTGCAAGGTTGCCATGTGGTGCAGAGAAAAGATTCTGTCCATCACCCATTGCAGCGTTGGCATTGATGATCCCCCACACAATGTCACTCTCAAGCTCTCTGGCACGTCGGCCAAATTTTCCAGCAAGAGCAAGCATGGCACCAAGATCATCATTCATGAGTAGCTCCTCAGATACCTCAATGAGCTTTCCATATTTTTTGATTTTATATTCTTCTTTGCCCTCAGAGATTGATCCTTTCTTGTATTCTCCTTTCTCATCAACCTCCTCAAAGACTGGTGCATCACCAAACTTTGTTGATTGGAGTGTCTTGAAATCAGACACAGGAGATCTCTCAGATACAAAAGGAGCAAAGGTCTGAGGCTTTTCTTGATATTCTCTTTGGAGTGTCTTGTTGGTCACATCAGCAACAATGAAAGGAAAGTCTGAGCTTGTGTGAGACCGGCCGAATTGAGGGATCACTCCACCAATTGCAAGCTTTGCAATCTCATCACGTCTGAGATTTTCAACATCAATCCCCTCTGATCTCATGAATTTTCGAGCAACATCAATGATGTTGTCTCCACAAAAATCTCTTGCACCATCAATCAGCTCTGGTCTATGTCCAGCAGGTCCATAGAGATGCTCAATTGCATTGGTTGCGGCCTTTCTTCTCATTCCCTTGTTGTCCACGTCATTGACCTCCACATTGGTCTGAGTTGTCTTTTTCTCAGAATTTTTCTCTGCCAACATTCTGACAATGTCAGCATTGGCCTCCTCTTTTGTCTTTTTATTTTTGATGAGATCATCAGCAATGGAATCCTCAAGACCAACAGATCTCACAATTGATCTGATTGCCTCTTGTCTTTCCATCTCTTTCTCTTGACCTCTAGTCTCAGCCTCAGTCTCAACCTTTTTGAGATCAACCTGAGTCTCTGACTGAGAATCAGACTCTGTTGATCTTTGCTCATTTTTGACCTCAGGAGTCTTTGTCTCTTTGGTCTCCAATGTTGCATCATTTTCTTTTGGCATAATATCCTCCTGTCTTAAAATGATTGCCTCATATGTTTCAGATTCAGTCCTCACCTGGGCATCCTTGTCAGCAGGGATGTTGACAAAAGATAGCTCCATTGGAGTCCAATCAATAGCTCTGAATGTTGGTGTCTCATCTTTCTTTTTGGAGACATCCTCAAACTGATCAACACGATAGCCAACAGATATGTTGCGTATGATCCCCTCTTTGATGTCTTGGACAATTCCTTTGACATCATCACGGCCTGAAAGCCTGATAATTGCATAGCCTTTTTTGTCTTTGATCCATGCCTTTTCAACAACACCAATGCTGGATCTAAGATCATAGCTTGAATGATTGTTGAGCACTGGTGCACCAGCATTGAGTCTTTCCAATTTCACATGATCTTTCTTGAGAGAAAGCTCCTCAAAATATTCTCCTGTCCAAGAATATCTCTTGACTCTTGCTCCTGTGGTCCATACAACCTCAACAGTCCTGTCCTCCTCATTGAAAGACTCGGCCCTGACCTGTCCATGCAGATGCTGTGGTCCTAATTTAATTTTCCTCTGATCCATCTTGAATTGTCTCCTGTCTGCCAAGATTGTTGGTGTTGCGTGGATCTGAATCCAGCACCAAGCCAAGCTCATCTATTTTATTATTATCCTCGGCGATCTGATCCAACACAAGGTCTGGATCACGGCCAAGAGATTGCACAACACTTTTTCTGGACTCAAAGCCAGATCTCACTGCAGCTTTCATTGCTTTGATCTCTTTCTCTGGATCAATCAATTCTCTCCTTGGAGGGATATGATCAAAGACAAGGCCATTGATTGGCAAGCCATTCAATCTCATGATGAGTTGAAAGTCACTCTCCACTCCATGCAAAAATTGGCCCATCATGATGTGCTTTCTCCATGAGTCAATGTTGCGGCCCATCTCAATCCAGCCCATTCTTGCAGAGCTGAAATTCACTTGAGAAAGATCTCCTGTGAGTCCCTCAAAGGTGATCCCAAGACCTGCAGCAATTGCTCTGAGATTGCTATTCACATAGTCCTTGTAAAGATCAAAAGATGGTGGATTGGCAAAGTCAATTGACTTGCCTGGTGGCAGATGCTCAATGAGTCCTGGCACCATCCTCTCACCAAGATCACTCTCATCATCACAGTCCACATTGTCAGAGATGTCACTGACAAAGGCAACAAAGAGGCTGGCAATTTTTGCTCTGTGCAATTGGGCATCCTCAAAAGCATCCAGATCTTTCAATCTGATCATGCAATTGGACAGCCAAGGCACTCCTCTGACCTGTCCTGGCCTTTCCAACCTGTAAAGGTGATAGACCTCAGACGCTGGAATCAGATTGGATCTGAGACTGTTGAATGATGTTGAGATGCTGCCTGGATGAGACTCATAGAGATGATAGCCAACCCTTTTGCCATTGGGATCAAACTCAACCCCCTGGACAATGTAGTTGTCAGCACCTGGCCGCTTTCCATCAATTAGATTGGTATTGAGAAAGTCAGACTCTAGGATCTGATATTGAATTGGGAGTCTTGGGTTGTTAGTGAATCTTTTTCTCACCAAGCACTCACCACTTTCAACCACTGCATCCATGATGATTCTTTGGAGTCCAGCAAGGTTGTGCCTGCCATCCCAATCACAAGCAGTGGTCTCTGCCCATTCTTTCCAAAGCTCTTGAGCAGGATCTGAATTGATCTGAGTCATGATCCCTTTTCCAACAACATTGTTGGTGATCAGCTCAATGCCTTTGTGAGCATATGGGTTGTTGCGTCTTAAATATCTGGACCTTTCTCTGAGCCAAGGGAGGTCTCCATTGATCTGATCATTGGCATCACCTCCACCAGTGATCCATCCTTTTGTCCTGCGGCCAAGACTGGCCCCCTCATACTTTCTTTTTTTGATTTTCTTTTTAGTGAAAGGCCACATCAGCAAAGATCCTTGTCATACTCGGCCTCAATCCTTTTGCCACCAAAAAGACCTTTCTTTGCAGATCCTTTGGAGCAAAGTCCAAGCTCTCTTTTCATGATGTCTCTGAGCTTGAGCATATCTTTCAGAGATCTATATTCAATCTCCTTGTCAGAATACTTGACCTTGATTGCACCATCAGCAATTGCTGCCTCTAATGCTTTCAGATTTTCAATTGTGAATCCAATTTCAGTGGATTGATTGCCCATCAATAGTCCCAAAATTCTTGGCCCTTTTTGGTCCGAGCCTTCTTTTTCTGCTTTCTTTTCTCTGTTTTATTTTCTGTGCTTTTACACTTTAAAGCAAGAGTGTTGTTGGATTCAAGCCTTTTCCAACCTGACTCATTGAGCCGATCAATGCCAATGATGTGGCTGATGGCCCTGTTGTAGACATGGAGGTCAAGGATCTCATTCCTTTCATATGTCTTTTTATAGACTGCTTTTGTGAATCCTCTATTGTTTTTCACAATGACTCTCTTTTCTGCTGTGAGCTGTCTGAAAAACTCCTCATCAAACATTGGAAAGTGAATGAATCCTGCTGGAAAGCCATCAACAACATCATCAGGGGGAGACAATTTCAGATCTCCAAAGATCTCATCCTTGATCACATTGATCCCAATTGGCCACAACCTGATCCCTCTTTTTTGCTTTTTGCCAGTCTTTTCATTTTTCAGCTCCACTGCTGATGGTGTCCCAACCATGATGGAAAGATCCTCTCTTCCTTTGAAAGGAATCACTTTGCTGGCATCATATCTCTTGCAAAAGTTATAGACTCTCTGTGTCTCATAGCCTGAGTCAATCCCCACTTTCATGATCCCCAATTGCTTTCCATCTGCATTGGGAAAAGTGCTCCCAAGATATGTCTCAAGATCATCCCAAGTCTCTGGCCTTGATGGACTGCCAGGGATGACTTTGTGCTCAACATTCCATCTCTCTCTCCTCCTGCCCCATCCTTGCACAAGGACCTCAATCCGATCACCTTGGACATCACAGCTTGCACTCAAAAAGACTGCCTCTCTTGGCACAGTCCCAATGTCATACTGCTCACGCTGGTCATAGAGTGACTCATGATCTGGTGACTCTCCCTCAAGCTCATACTCCTCTGCCTTGACTGTGTTGGTCCAGGTCTTGAGCTTTTCTTGATTGTTTTGTGCATCAACATACTCTTGAGCACACTCAATCCAGCTCATCCATCCTAATGGAGAATAAAAAGCTGACAGATGGAATCCAGGTGTGTTGCTCTTTGGGTTGTGCTTGATCCACTTGGCACCTGCCTCAGTGCTCATCATCCAGGTCTTGTGATGCTCTTGGATCTCCTCTCCACAGTGCTTGCAGTAGTATGAGCAGGCAGTGACAATCACCTTGCCATCATCGGCCTCCTCAGTCTCATAGCTGAATCCATCCCACACCAAGACCTGCTTTTCCATGCAGTGTGGACATGGGACATAGTAGTGGCGTTGGTCACTGGCCCTGAATTCCTTGGCAATCTTTGACTTGCCCTTGTATGTGGGAGTTGAGCAGAGATAGGCCTTTCTTTTTGCCCCAAAGGTCCTTGACCTCACTGTCACCAAAGCAATGGGATCACCTTGATTCTCAACATCATCAGGATATTCATCAATCTCATCAAGCATCAGCTTTTTTGCTGGTATGGACTTGAGACCTGATGCTGACTCAGCTCCATTGATGATGAGTGCTCCACCATCAAACTTTTTGAATCGGGCAGTGGAGCCATCAGATCTGCCTTTTCCATCATAGACCTTTGCCTTGATTCTTGGATTGTGATCAAGCAAAGGAGTGATTCTCAATTTTTGATTCTGCTTTACGTCATGAAGTGTTGGCCACACAATCATCATAGTGGCTGGATCATGGTCAATTGTGTAGCCAACCCAATTGTTGCCAACCTCAGTCTTGCCCAATTGAGCACCTGCCATCCACACAACCTTTTGTGCATCGCTCTGCTCACTGAGCTCATCCATGATCTCTCTTGTGTATGGTGTCCGATCAGTCCTATAGGGACCTGGCTCTGCAGAGGCATCAGGCAAGATCCTGTGCTTGTCTGCCCATTGCCACACTCTGAGATCCTCTTTTGGTCTGATCCCCTCTGAGAATCCCTCAGTCCATGCAACAAGGCCCTTGTTGATCACTTTGATCCATCCTCCTGCATCTGATCCCAATTGATCTGAGAAAGACTCTCAAGTGCTTGTCTGATCTCTTGAGTGAGGAGCTTGTTGATCTTGTTGATGTCAGTCTCTGAGGCAAGAATTGGGGCAAGTCTGTTGGGGATGGTGAGCAAGAGATCTCTTGTCACTCTGCTTGTTGATGATGCTGCTCTTTTCACATCCTCAATCCTGACAAGCTTGCCTGATGCTTGCTCATACTTGAGTTGGGCCATCTTTGCAGCAAAGGTCTCTTTGGCAGCTCTTGCCTTGATGAGGTGGCCACCTCCACCCTTGGGGACTGATCCCTCTTGGTGTAGTGAATTCTCATCCCAAAGCTGATCAGCTTTTTCTTTGATGAGCTTTCTTGCTCCTCTCTTGATGACCACTGCATCCAAGATCCTGCCTGAATCAATGGCCTGGCTGACTGCTGATTGGGACACTCCCCGATGCCTGGCATATTCTCTGATGCCAACAATAGTGTCTGCCAATTTTGCCCCCTAAGGTCTCAGATTCTCTCAGGATTCTCTCAAAGGTGTCAATTTTTCAACCA